GGGTGAGTCAGGCATTGTTGCCGTCTTACAGCGTTACAAGATGCTTCAGAATTACAACCGTTCTATTGGTGAGATCCTGCTCAAGAACGGTAGCCGCATAAAACTATTTAGCGCAGATAACCCTGAGCGTTTCCGTGGCCCGCAACATCATGGCGCTTGGTGTGATGAGTTAGGTGCATGGCGTTATCAAGATGCCTGGGATCAGTTGCAATTTGGTTTGCGCCTGGGAAAGAAGCCGCGTGTAATTGTTACTACTACACCGCGTTCTACGGCATTGATCCGCATGCTTGCAGGGCGTACTGATGGCTCAGTAGTAATCACCAGGGGAAGCACATTTGATAACGCGGCAAACCTAGCCCCTAGCGCATTGATGGAATTACAAGCGCGCTACAACGGAACACGATTAGGCCGCCAGGAACTCTATGGAGAAATCCTTGATGATGTTGAAGGCGCACTATGGACTAGAGGTTTAATTGACCGCACACGCATTACAACAGCGCCAACTATGGCCCGCATTGTCGTAAGCGTTGATCCTGCCGTAACTAACTCAGAGAAGTCAGATGAAACAGGAATTGTTGTTGTTGGATCTACCTCAGATGGCCAGGGCTATGTGCTTGGTGATTACTCATTTAGAGGTTCACCGTTGCAGTGGGCTACAAAGGCCGTAGAACTATTTGATCAATACAAGGCTGATGCTGTTTTGGTTGAAGTAAACCAGGGCGGTGACATGGTGGGCGCAGTGTTGAAGCAAGTACGGCCTACCTTGCCAATTAGAGAAGTGCGAGCGCATGTGGGTAAGAAACTACGCGCTGAACCAGTAGCGGCTATGTATGAGCAGGGGCGTATTCACCACATTGGCGAGTTTGCAGAGTTAGAAGATCAGATGTGTACCTGGACTGTTGATGAACCAAACTCACCTGACCGCATTGATGCAATGGTGCAGGGTTTTAGCGATTTGTTAGGAAAGGTTACGGTTAGTAATTACTTTAACGCTATTGCTAATCATTGCCCTAAGTGTGGCTTGCCTATGCCTAAATCATTTACACATTGTTCTGCGTGTAGAACCGCTATGATTGTGACAAATTCTGAGGTGGCACAAGGAGCGTAATGGCTGACAATTACAACACAATAATTGATCAAGGCGCTGACTGGTTTCGCAATTTCTTGTACACACAGCCTGCAACGATTACTAATGCAGTAGGCAACGGCACAACTGTTACATACACCGCAGAAAACGGATTTAGTGCAGGGCAGACTGTTTACATTGAGGGCATCATGCCTAGCCAATACAACTTAGGCAATGTAACGATTGCTTCACGCACCTCAACACAATTTACTGTTACAAGTTCTGTAACTGGTTTGTACATTCAAGGCGGAGACGCATTAAGCGCAGTGGACATTACTGGCTACACAGCCCGCATGCAGTTGCGCTCGCTACCTAATGACACCGTTGCAGTTTTAACGCTTACAGAGACAAGTGGCATTACAATTGATGGGCCTAGCGGAACTCTTGCAGTTCGCGCAACAGCGGCACAAACAGCGGCAATAATTGCAGGCCCTTACTATTATGATTTAGAGATAACATCACCTACTGGTGTGAGAACACGACTTGTTCAAGGTGAATTGAATGTAAATGCAGAGGTGACAAGATGACATACAACCCAAATAACTTTTTGAATAATCCAAACCCTGTTGGAACTCCAAATGTCATTGTTGTTACACCTGGCCCTATGGGGCAACAAGGCGCTCAAGGTATTCAAGGCATTGCAGGTAACTTCTCTGCTCAAGGAACGCAAGGTACACAGGGTTTACAAGGCGGCGGATTTAATCAGGCACAAGGAACACAGGGTTTACAAGGCCCACAAGGATTAGATGGCGTTCAAGGAACTACTGGAGCGCAGGGTATAACTGGATCAGGTGCGCAAGGTATTCAAGGTGCTACTGGTATTCAGGGTTCATTTGGCGCGCAAGGATTTAACGGAACACAAGGCACAACAGGAGCGCAGGGAACTACTGGTGTGCAGGGTGCAACTGGAACACAGGGCGCAATTGGTACTCAAGGAACACAAGGCGTTCAAGGAATAACTGGATCTCAGGGTGCAACAGGCACACAGGGCTTACTTGGTATTCAAGGTTCTATTGGTGCGCAAGGCACAACTGGAACAAATGGAACTCAAGGCGCGACTGGCACACAGGGCGCAACAGGAATTCAAGGCACACAGGGAACGCAGGGTGTGCAGGGTTTACTTGGTAATGTTGGAAATACTGGAACACAAGGAACAACAGGATCTCAAGGTTTAACGGGATCTCAGGGCGCTATTGGTGATACTGGTTCACAAGGAACTCAGGGTGTACAAGGTATTACTGGCGTACAAGGTTTAACTGGTGCGCAAGGAACACAAGGAATTCAGGGCCATGACGGAACACAAGGCACTGTTGGATCACAAGGAACTACGGGCGCACAAGGAACAATAGGCGCTCAAGGAACTGATGGAACACAAGGTTTAACAGGTATTCAAGGATCAACTGGGGCGCAGGGTTTAACTGGCTTACAAGGCACAACAGGTTCTCAAGGACTTGATGGAATTCAGGGAACTGTTGGAGCGCAAGGAACTCAAGGCGTACAGGGAATTACTGGTAGCCAGGGTATTCAGGGATTAGATGGTATTCAAGGTGTGCAAGGTAATACTGGTGCAAGCGGTACATCATCTTCTTATTACCCATACAACGCAGACACAGATACAACAAGCGGAGATCCTGGTGTTCAAAAATTAGCCTGGAATAACGCTACACAAATTAACGCAACGCAATTACAGGTAAGCCATTTAGATCAAAACAACATTGATGTTGAAATCTTTTTGGCGTTGGTTGTTGCTGGCGATAACATTATTATTCAAGATCAAAATGACTCAGCAAATTTTCAAGTTTTTATTGCAACAGGTAATGCGGTTGTAACACCTAACAGTTTTGTAGCACTTCCTGTTTCTTATGTTTCATCAGGCGGCACTGGTACAACTAACTTTGCAGATAACCACAACATCTTTTTGGTTATTCAACAATCAGGTATTCAGGGAACAACTGGTGCGCAAGGAACTGTTGGCGCTCAAGGAACTCAGGGCTTACAAGGCGTTCAGGGAACTGAAGGTTTACAAGGTACAACTGGAACTCAAGGACTTGTTGGCGCGCAGGGTCAAACTGGCGCACAAGGTACTGAAGGTTTGCAGGGTACTCAAGGAGTGCAGGGCGTAACTGGATCACAAGGACAAACTGGATCACAAGGTTTAGACGGTATTCAGGGAACTATTGGCGCTCAAGGTTTAGAGGGAATTCAAGGCCATGATGGAACTCAAGGAACAACGGGTGCGCAGGGCTTAGAAGGTTTGCAAGGAACTCAGGGAACTCAGGGTATTCAAGGTGTAACTGGTAGCCAGGGAACACAAGGCACACAAGGTACACAAGGAATTCAAGGACTTGAGGGATTGCAGGGTGTTACTGGATCTCAAGGTACTGACGGCGTTAATGGTGTTCAAGGAACAACAGGTACTCAAGGTACAACTGGTACTCAGGGCATTGAAGGACTACAAGGAATAACTGGTACACAAGGTACTCAGGGGCTTGAGGGAATTCAAGGAACTACTGGATCTCAAGGTACTGAAGGAATTCAGGGCATCACTGGTACTCAAGGTTTAACTGGATCGCAGGGAACTACGGGTGCAGAGGGTATTCAAGGAACTCAAGGTACTAATGGAATTCAGGGCGCTACTGGAACTCAAGGAACAACAGGTAGCCAGGGAACTCAAGGTACTCAGGGAGTTCAAGGAACAACTGGACTTCAGGGATTAACTGGAACTCAAGGTTTGCAAGGAACTTTGGGAACACAGGGAACAACTGGAACGCTTCCTACGCTTTCATTCAACGCGCAATCAACTGCTTATCAATTGGTTGCAGGAGATGTGAACAAGTGGGTTACACAAAGCGGTACTGCAAACATCACCGTTCCCGCAGGAACATTTAGCACTGGCCAGGTTATTTATGTACAGCGCATTGGTGCAGGTGCGGTTTCTATCGTGGCAAGCGGCGTGACATTTACATCAAATGGATCTGCAAGCCCAGTGTTACGCGCTCAATACAGTTCTGCATCAATCGTTTGTACTGGAACAAACACTTTCACAATCGTGGGAGACATTTCCTAACGAACCCACAACATGCCTACATCTGCGGTAGGGCGTAGGTTGGCTACTTTCCAACCGCCGTCTATCCATTCATCTGATGTAAGTTGATGCCAGGCTAATAATTGATTGGCATTGTTAGATTGCATGTTGCCCCACATTTGAGGCGCTTGTAAATGGTTCACAATGTATTGCGCGGCCATTTCTCTGTAACCTAGTGTGAATAAATAATCTAACTGATCTTCATGCTGAGCAATGGTTTCAAATGTCCACTCAAAACAAATCATGCCCCCGTAATGGCGGGTCATTCCTTTCATCACTTGCCACTCTGCACCTTCAACATCAATCTTGATTAAATCAGGGTTGCCGTATTTATCTGCAAGGGTGTCAATGGTGATTGTGTTTACTTCTACCTCACGGTAAGGCTTGCCTTTGTATGGCATGCCGTCTTTGGTTAGCCAATCTTGATTAAGCGAACTCAAGCCATCTTCATCTGCCTCATAAAACTTTAAGCGCTCGCCATCTTTGTCACTCACAGCCATTCTAAGAGGCACAACATCAGGGTGGTAGATAAAGTTCTTAACCAACTCTGCAAACACGCGTGGAGCGGCTTCTAAGGCTATTACGCGGCATCTCTGCTCTAACCCTGCAAGCACTGCATCACCGCGATTAGCCCCCACATCAAACATCAACATTGGCAATCCTTTCAAGATTGTGTTTTACCGCTGACAAATACCCTGGATCTATTTCCATCTGCTCTAAACGCTTGAGCAATTCAATACTTTCATCTTTGCGCCCTATCCACCAGGCACTCACAGCCTTTTCAAACAGCAACACATACTGCCCTTCATAACCAACATGAACAGGAAGCGGTGAATTAAGTTGATTATGCAATCCAATGTTTGCCCAGGTGTAACACTCTTGCCACTGGCCTAAACGCTCATGGAACTGCGCCAAAAGGAAATAACCTTCAGGACGGTATGGCAGATAAGCAACAGCCTGCAATAAACAATTGCTCACAGTGGCCTGGCGGTCATTCTGATCATCAAAACAATGGGCCGCTTTAAGAAGTGACGCATAAACCAGGGTGGGGTGTGACTCATGGCCGTACTCTGCGGTGCGCAAATAGAAAGAAACGGCTGATGCTGTTTGGTTCTGCTTCTCGTATTCAACGGCTACATCAAAATTAAGCGCTGGATTGAATGGATCTTTAGATAGTTCTACAACTAACTGCTCAATTTTCATACGCCAGTGCCTCCATAATTAAATCTTCCACTACTGCACCAGGTACTTGCAAGACAAATGCGGCGTTATCCTGGAAACCAAAAGACACCAAAAGGTTGCCATTATGGACTGCCGCACCTACACAGAACTCAACGCGAGCATCTAAGAATGAGAATTCCTTACTTAGTCCTACAACATTTAGTTCTTGATCCCACACAACTAAGCGGTGACGGTAAATGGCATCTTTTTGCTGAAGATAATTCTTAAACAGATCTACCTCATGGGTAATGGAGATGTACATACTGCCCCACCGTATGACTTGGCTAGATCCGCGCTGATCTTTAGGCGCTGGCGCTGTTTGCTTAACAAACACCTGCTCACACTCCCCGCTGATGGGGTTGGCATAAACTAACTCTGTTGGCATTGTCCATTTGATGAAGTGGTAAGGCTTATCAAGGACAGGTATCCAATTCTTCTCGCAGTAAGAAGTGTTTGGGGCGGGCGCTTTGATGCGCACACGCCTAACCTCTTTGACTGCCCAGTTATCCCAGTCAATCTCAATGCGGCTGTACTCCATACGGCCTACGCCGTTGGTTGTGGTGTCACGGCGAACGCCCACCAGGTAATAATCATCTAGCCACTGAACTACGCGGCAATCTTCTTCACCCACAAACTCCCAAATAGGTTCAACATCTAATTCAGATGTATCCACTTTGGCGTGGTGAGTCATCTCAAGATCATCATTAAGGCGGCACAAGTAATTGACCGTAACTAAGCGGCGATCCTTTTCAGGGTGCAGGTATGACAGTGGCCCAAATCGGCTAGGAAACTTCTGCTCATTTTCTGCATGGTACAGCGTGTAATTTACATGGCGTAAGTTCACAAGAATGTTGCCTTTGTCATCAATAAAGATTGATGGGTTCATTAGCCCAGTGCCGCTAGTCAATCCGTGAGGGATCACTAGGGGCGCAAGTTTGCCACCGTGTTGAACTGCCTTCTCTACTAAGTTCATAATCCTTACAATACATGATGTTCAGAAAATCGCTATCATTGCAACACGCCTGATTTACAAGAGGCATAACAAGGGAGATACGCATGGGTCTGCGTGACCGTATCGCAAGAGCAATTGCAACTGGCAACATTGAAAAAGGCCCTAACCTGCCTGCGGGTGCTACAACAATCGGCACTGACGCACTCATGGCGCAAACTGGTTTAGCAATGCAACAAACTTACGGCAACAATGTCGCACTCCCACGCGCACCATTTAGCGCAACAGTTCCATTTGGCCCAGGCAATCCAATTATCCCTGGCGCAATTAACCCAATCAATCCTGCAACTGGCCGCCCTGAACCGCGCCGTAATGAGTATCAGGTTGCTCAGAACATCAACATTGTTCCAACGCGCTTAGTTCCATTTACAACATTACGCGCCGCGGCAGATAGCATTGACATTTTGCGCCGTTGCGTTGAAGTAACTAAAGCAAAAATGAACGGTTTACAGTTTGACATTGTTCTTGGTGCAGACGCATCAGAAAAGATTGCGGCAGAGTCAGGCGGAGATCATGTGCGCGCTATGGCTAAGGCTCGCGAAAAATACACAGATGAAATTAACCGCTTGCGTGAGTTTTGGGAAAACCCTGACAAAGCAAACGGATACACATGGCAAGACTGGATCAACATTGCAATTGAGGACATTCTTGTAATTGATGCACTTGCTATTTACCCACAACCAACAGTAGGTGGAGATCTTTACGGTTTCCAAATTCTTGATGGCTCAACAATTAAGCCACTTATTGATGACCGCGGCATGCGCCCAATGCCACCTAACGCGGCGTTCCAACAGATCCTTTATGGTTTCCCGCGTTCAGAATTTTCTGCAACTGAAGAAGATCCAAAGGCAGATGGTGAATTTACATCTGATCAATTGGCTTACTTGGTTCGCAATCGCCGCTCAACAACTGTTTATGGATTTAGCCCAGTAGAGCGAGCGCTACCACTTGCTGACATTTATTTGCGCCGCCAACAATGGATCAGAGCAGAGTACACAGATGGTGTAATGCCTGAACTCATGTTTACAACTGATGAAGATTGGGGAACTAACCCTGATCTCTTGCTTGCTTATGAGCGTATTCTCAATGATGACCTTGCAGGACAGACAGAGCAACGCAAACGCGCTCGCCTACTGCCAAAGGGCCTAACACCTGTTGTTAATGAAGGTTATGGCGAGAAATTCAAGGACACACTTGATGATTACTTAGTTACTT